CCGTCCCCACGACGGGCTCGCCACCGAAGAGCTCCTCGAGTCTCAGTGGCCAAGTCTTTGGGTTGGATCCCTTCACGAACCACTTGGTGGCGAAGGTTTTCTTGTCAACAGCATGGCAGATTCCAGCTAGTAGAACTTTGCTGGTGTCTGAATAAGAATTGATAGCTCTTGGCGCCTTTGGTTCATCATAAATTTCAAATTTCATGAATCCCTTGGACGCAGCGATGTCGTTCCTTCCATGTGTCTTTGCTGTGAATAACCCATCACGCAATTCCTGCAATGCCCGTTTTCTGGGCCCAGGGTAATTTGAGTATTTTTCTAAAAACACTCGAAAATTTGGAATGTCGTGGTCACGCACAGTGTCCTTGTCGCGCCACGCCCGCAAAATAAATTCTTTGGCATATTTCAAAAAAAGGATGCTTTCGCACCTCTCCCTCACGGGCATTTCGCAAGCAAACCTATGGAGACTGGCCGCCGCCTCACTCCTCCAATGGTTCAAATTAGGAATAAAAACACCAAGCTCTGGTCTTCTCGTCAAAGGGTTGATCACACGGAGCGGAGAAAATCGAGCAACTATCGTTACATCAGTGCCACCATCCGTCTTTCGTCGTCGGACACTCAATGATGGGTGTCCTTCTCGAATCTTCAGATAGTAATTTCCGATGTTGTAGCCCCCAACCCAGATCTCGGAAATCACTGGGTCAGGTTGACGTTTAAAGCATCAGCCTGGTGTCGCAAGCTGAGCACGGAGATGGCTCGAAACAAGACGTTGTTGATCGTGCGGAAGCCTTGTTCCGTGACAGAGAAATTCACTGTCACATCATTGGCGGCGCGCGCGATTGTCTGTGTCTCAGCAGCCATTCTGTCAGAGTTCCTCATGCTCTTAGGAGGAACATAGTTCCCGAAGAGCAATGATCGACTGAACGTGATCTTGGATTCGGTGTAATCGAAGTGGGCATCCAGCAAAGTGCCAAAGATCAAGGGATTTGGTCGCTCTCGCAACACCCATTTCTTGATAATGGCATTCTGGAAGTCCGGATTGCACGCCCTCGCAATACTACGCATCGTGTGGGGTCTGACATCTTCCGTCCTAGTAAGATCCTCGCGAAATTTTTCGAAGACAACCGTGTAGAATGCTGTCGGCTCGTGCTTGGTGGTCCTCTGGATCTTCATCATCCACCAGTCCAGCACGCCTGGCGCAGCTGCGGTTCTTTCTCGGTCTTCGTCACATAGGTCCCTATCAATTAGGGTCACAGCTTTCTTCGTGATTGTGTCGATGATGGGTCTGCGTTGGAAACCATCGGTGAAGATCACTTGAGTTGACTTATCATTCTCACTCATCATGACCTTCGGAATCAAGCTTAACAAGCTCTCTTCCTCTTGTTCAATCAAAGTGCGGAAAGACTCTTCAATCAAGAGCAGAGACTGCAGTCCCTTCTCGGCACGAATCTTCTTTGTGAAGCGCTGGATCTCGCGGGCATCTAGCTCGCGTTTACCATATGTGAGCGGGTTTGAGACATCCAAGAGGTTCTTTAGTCCATTGACTACGCTGTTAACAACAGCACCTCCAAACCCGACTTCAACAACCCGAACCATCTGAGAGGCATCATAGTTTCGAAAATATTCTTCCGTATCACTAGTGCGAAGGATCTGTTCTTTGGATTCCACCCAGGATATCGATCCTTCGGTGGCGTCCAATTTGAGTTCCTTCACGACTGTGTGTCGGATGGTTTCGATCGGGTACGTAAGATTGGTTTCCACGCACGAATCTGCGTATGTCTTGGGTACCTCGATTACTACGATTGGTGTGAATTCGTCAACCAGGAGTGGTCCGCCCACTGCCCAGTGATCCAAATCTTCACCAAAACCCACAACGGGGTCAAATGCCATCCCGAACTCATCTGGTTCGAATCGCGGTTCAAAAACTCCCCACTCATCAGAGTTGTCCCGGGTAAGGCGGGGCCCAGGGTTCTGCTCAACGTTGCCTCGGACGAGCAACATGCGGATGAATTTCCTAGAGTGATTATCGGACTTTGCGATGACGCTCATCCAGGGAGCGCGTTCCAAGTTCTCTCGGATAGTCCAATAACTCTCACTAAGGAGATCACCTTGGTCAATTCTTTCATCCTCAAGGTCGTATAAGTCCTTGAGGTTGTCGAAGACCTCGGCTTCCGCTTGCAGATGGTTCAACTTCAGCCATTCGCGCCGCACATAACCTCGTGGGAAGTCATGATCAACAGTGAAAGCCCACCTGTCGAACTCCCACACATTCTTTGGGAGTGTCATACATAAGTGAGTGATCAACTGTTCTGGTTCGCGCAATAGGTTCTTGGTTTTACCATCGAGCTTCTGGAGTTTGTTTTCGCGGTAGTTTGGAAAATAAATGAGCATTTCGAAATCCCTGCTCGGGATTGGGGGGCTCAAATATGGGACACTTTCCATGTCTACCACTGTCAGCTTTTTCTTCGCGGGCACATGGGACGTGCGGGAATCACGCATGTCCTTCATCTCCCTCCACTTTGCTTTGCCTGGCCCTTGTGAACGATGATCGAAGATGTCGCGCGCTTTAAATGCAAGCAAGCGCGCAAGACGAACGTCATTCTGGGCCTGATCCACTTCCGCAGCACTGATGGGCATTTTCCCGCCGGTTGTGCTCTTGTCCACGGATGGTTCAGCAAGCATGTCGAAGTTCGAGACTTTTCCAAGTCTCTGGAGCATGTCAACGAAGATTCGCTGTCGCCGATGTCTCTCGGCAATTCTGATGGGTTGGCCTACCCATCTCAGTCTCCCGGACTCATAGGTGATTTGATGTTCACCCAACAAAGCCCATCTTTGCCCTCTCAGTGTCATTGGGGTCCGCTCGGCTGATTCCATGGCTGCTGCAAAGTACGGGCGCTCTGCTGCTGTGCACATGTTCACATCCTTAGCTAGACCTCTCAAAACCAAGTGTCGGATGTCACCTGGAGAGAAAGCTTTTTCGAACCGACCTTCAAGGTAGTCGTTCGAGATCCGTGCAATCGTCCTATGCACGGCATTGGTCTTTGTTTTTGAGTTTGAAGTGTGGTCTCCACCACGCTTGTTTTGTTTCGGAAGTTGGCCCAAACTGCTCTGTGAGACTTCTGTCGTTTGTTCGGCTAACGATCAACCTTCGTTTTAAGTCCGGCGACTAGTCCTCACCTGCGAAGTTGGACTAATGATATCCCTATGGGCCGCATCCTGTCTTAGCACACGACGGCAATCAC